TGCTAATCCTTCTACTGTTTAACACATAGTTTTCCACAGTTTGTATTAGTTTCTGTGGAAAACTCTTTAAATTAAGTATATTTTACCTATATAAATAGCGAAATAAATATACTTATGCTTTCTAATCGTTTTCCACAATTTGTAATGAATAGGAGGTTAATCTGTGGAAAAGGTGTTAATTAGTGTGGAAATTGTGTTGGGAAATGTGTTATTTTGTAGTCATTTTAGCGAGCGTATTATAACACGAACGCTCTAAAACTACAAGACCCTCGTTTATATTTTGTAGGGTTATTACGTTTTCCACAGATATACCGAAGGACAGTCAAATTACCGTCCCCAAAGTATTGACAAACCTTCGTAATTCATGGTACAATAACTTATACTCATAGGAGTCTAATCCCATGCCAGTTTCTAACTATTACGGACAGAAGAGTAAGTATAGAATAACGCTAGAGATTGAAGCATTAGATGACTTTAACCCTCATCAGATTGACTTCTCTAAAGTATTACAATTAGAAGACAATGAGAGTGTAGAAAGTGTTATCGAAGATCTGGAAAATCCAGTGAGTTGGTAATAACAATCAATGTGGAATGTGTTTGCCCTAAAGTTACACAATGTTCACCCTAATTATGGTCTTTATTATGTCAAACAGTGCTACACAGTTTGTATCAGTTAACTTCGCAGAATTTCTTTTAGAAAATGCAAACAATGGTAATGAAATCTTATCCGTTCTCGATGATATTGTAGAGGGTGCAGATACAGCGTTATAAATGATAAGAACTGTGAGGGGGAGTTAGTATTACTTTCCCTCGATTTATTACAGTCTTTAAGTATAAACAATGCCTTTACACAGTTGTTGACATATAGCAGTGTAATATGGTATAATTGTTTATATCGTGATTTGACAGTGTTTTGCGGTTCGTTGTTATTTTATGGGGGCGGGCGTTGCCGTTTTAAAAAAACCCAAAGTCCCTAACCTACAAAAGTGGGTACATCCGATATAACTATAAAAAATCGCCAAAAAATTTTTAGACCTCAAATAGGTTGATATATAAAAAAACCGCCCAAGTAAAAATTGGAGGTATAAGGTTTGCAAGAAGAGACAACATATCACATCTACGCAAAAGATAGAGTATTATATTGTAATTTGCCCCAAGAAGATTTTGAAGAGAAATGGGAACTACTACAAGTAATGGTAGGGTTGCTTAAGACCGACTACACTACCAGAGACTTGTCGTATATCAAACTCGCCCCAAAGATAGGCATTGGCGGTCCTGGAAAAGTTATATTAAAAAAACCAATGTGGGAGGAAGATTCGTATTGACATATACATAGAGATACTTTATAATAAGAGAGTAATTACAAAAAACTATGGCAAAAGGTTTTACTGTTAAAGCCAATGCACCTAAACCCAAGAAGGAAGAATGGGATTATGATGCAATTAAGGCAAGAATGAAAGGGAAGACAATTGTATTCTGTCTACCAGGTCGTGGATGTTCATATCTCTTTCTGAAGAACTTTGTACAACTCTGTTTTGATATGGTTCAGAACGGAATGAGTATTCAGATCAGTCAAGATTACTCTTCAATGGTAAACTTTGCAAGATGTAAGTGTCTTGGAGCAAATGTATTACGTGGTCCTGATCAGATACCTTGGGATGGTAAGTTAAAGTATGACTATCAACTATGGATTGACTCGGATATAGTCTTTGATACACAGAAGTTCTGGCAGTTATGTGATCTTGCAGTTCCTGCTGAAGGTGATGAAAGAGAGATTACAGGTGGTTGGTATGCTACAGAGGATGGCACGACTACCTCTGTTGCTCACTGGTTAGAAGAAGATGACTTCCGCAAGAACGGTGGAGTCATGAATCACGAAACTGTGGAGTCGATCAGTAAGCGTAAGAAACCATTCACTGTAGATTACACAGGTTTTGGGTGGGTTATGATTAAGAACGGCGTTTTTGAGAAACTCCCATACCCTTGGTTCGCTCCAAAGATGCAAGTCTTTGAATCTGGAAGTGTACAGGACATGTGTGGAGAAGACGTATCGTTCTGTTTAGACGCTAAAGAGTTAGAATATGAAATTTGGTGCGATCCTCGTATCAGGGTGGGTCACGAAAAAACTCGTATAATCTAATGAATCCAATTAAAGAATGGGTAGAGCATCATCTATCTAATAAGAGTTCAGATGATCTATGGTACTTAAGTGCTTCGATTCTTACAGAACTGTCGGAGCGTGACTCGGTTCAATATAGGATCAGAGCAACAGATGAATCGGTGGCGAAAAAACTCGTAAAGGAGGAAAACACACATGGCTAAAATGTACACCACAGGTGGAAGAGAAGAAATACTAACCCGCCCGAAAAAATCTCGACAAGGACAAGGCAAACATACCAAATATGCCGCTTCCTCTCGTAATGGTAAACCCAAAAGAAGTCGAGGACAAGGAAAATAAATAAAAGGGACTCGGAAGAGTCCTTTTTTTATTGAATAGAGGTAACATGGAACCAAAAATGTTAAGAGAAATCGCTAATGATGCTATCACACCGAAGAAAAAAGACGTAAAAGTACAAAATGACCTCTATGAGAAGATGAATGATGGTGATTTCTATGAAGGACTTGACTATGATGATGAATTTTACAGTGGTGCTGAATTATAATACAAATTTCTGTGATAAATAAGTTATATTTACTACGTATATAATCAAATAGATGCCTTTAGAGCGAATTAGTCAAGGTTTTAAAGACCTTAGTATGACATTTCAGGCTAATCCCCTGAATAATGACCTTATTGGTCTTAAGAATGCGAATGCAATTGCTCGTTCAGTGCGAAATATTGTCATGACCATACCTGGAGAGAAACCATTTAATGAAAACTTTGGTTCAAGGATCAGTGGATTGCTATTTGAGAACGTAGATAATATTACTGCTACTGCGATCTCTGATGAAATTAGAGAATCTGTCACAAATTATGAACCTAGAGTGTCTTTAACAAATGTAGCGGTGAATCCTAACTTTGATAATAACTCATTTGATGCTGTTGTGAAATATAATATCATAGGTGCAGAGGCTCCACCACAAGAATTAGAGTTCGCATTGTTACCAACGAGATAAAATGCCATTAGTCAACTTTTCTAATCTGGATTTTGACCAGATTAAGACAACGCTTAAGGAATATCTTAAAGCAAATTCCAATTTTACGGATTATGACTTCGAGGGATCTAACCTTTCCTCGATTATTGACGTATTGGCATATAATACCTACATAACTTCTTATAATGCTAACATGATAACCAATGAGGTTTTCATTGATAGTGCTACTTTAAGAGAAAATGTAGTCTCATTGGCAAGAAATATAGGATATGTACCAAGATCAAGGAAAGCAGCAACGGCATCAGTCACTTTTTTCGTAGATTGCTCAACAGTTATACCAACTCCTGCTACTTTAACCCTTAAAAAAGGTCCAATAGCATCAACTGAAGGTAGTTTTGGTGGACAATCGTTTATTTTTTCAATTTTAGAAGATATTACAGTCCCAGTTAATGACGGAATTGCATATTTTGATGATATTATCATTTCTGAAGGCACATTATTGACTTCAAACTTCACATATTCAGGAAGAAACCCAAATCAGAAGTTTATTTTACCAAATAGCGGAATTGATACCGCATTAATTGCAGTTTCAGTAAAAGGAAACCAACAATCTACCACTTCTACAAAATATACGACTCAAGATAGTCTTTTAGACATAGAATCTGAATCAAAAGTCTATTATTTACAAGAAATTGAGAATGAAAGGTATGAAATTTTCTTCGGAGATGGAATTTTTGGTAAAAAACTTGAAGAAAACAATTATATTACAGTAAATTATATTACTTGCAATGGAGATAGTGCAAATGGTATAAATCAATTCCAATTTTCTGGAAAATTATCTTATATAAGGAATTCTCAAGAATATACAGTCACTTCTGGCATATCTTTACTTACAACAGGTGTAACTGCTCAAGGTGGAGAGATAATTGAGAGTGTAGATTCAGTTAAAAAGTTTGCACCACGAATTTATGCATCTCAAAACCGTGCTTTAACTGCAAATGACTATGAAACACTAATTCCGTCGAAGATTTATCCCGAAACAGAGTCAATTTCTGTTTTTGGGGGTGAAGAATTAGTTCCTCCACAGTACGGTAAGGTCTTTATTAGTATAAAACCAAGAACTGGTGACTTTTTACCTAATTTGATCAAAGAAAATATCAAAATGAGGTTAAAAAAGTATGCAGTTGCTGGAATTGTCCCAGAAATTCTTGATTTGAAGTATCTTTATATTGAAATTGACTCAAAAGTCTATTATAATAGTAATATGGCTCCAAGTGCAGAGTTTGTTTCTACACTTGTGCAAGAAAATACAACAAAATACTCTGAATCTACTGAATTAAACCGTTACGGAGCAAGATTTAAGTATAGTAAGTTCTTATCTGTTATTGATGATAGTAGTGATGCAGTTACATCCAATATTACAACAGTTCAAATGAGAAGAGACCTTCGGGTTGCTCTTAATTCCTTTGCAGAATACCAAATTGGGTTCGGAAATGAGTTTTATATTAAGAGTATGAATGGTTATAATATTAAAACCTCTGCATTTAGAACAACTGATAGCACTGAAGACGTTTATCTATCAGATATTCCTAATACAAATAGAGAAACTGGTTCTTTATTCCTCTTTACCTTACCTAATGCTGGATCCAACAACCCTACTATAATTAAGCGTAATGTTGGTAATATAAATTATAAAAAGGGCATAATAACGATTAACCCTATTAATATTATAAATGGTAAATTAAAAGATGGACAATCGATTGTTGAATTGTCTGCTTGCCCCAAATCCAATGATGTGATTGGATTACAAGATCTTTATTTGCAACTAGATATTAGTAATAGTACATTTGAAACTGTTGTTGATGAAATTGCTTCTGGATTAGACCCCGCAGCATCTAATTATATCGTAACCTCTAGCTACCATAACGGGAACTTAGTAAGATCATAAAATGTCAGAAAAAAGAATCCAATTTAGTAACATAGTACAGAATCAACTTCCTGTATATACACGGGATGAGTTTCCGTTAGTATCAGACTTTCTGAAATCTTATTATGAAGGACAGGAATACCAAGGTGGTCCTATTGATCTGGTACAAAATATTGATGAATATGTTAAAGTTGGTAATTTAACTAATCTTACAGGTCAAGTTGGATTAAAAACTGATATAACTCTAAATGATGAGACCATTGAAGTTGATATGGTCAATTTTCCTGCAGGAACAGATGGTTTTCCAAAGTCTTATGGATTGCTTAAAATTGATAGTGAGATTATTACATATACAGGAATTACAACAACTGCATTCACTGGTTGTATAAGGGGATTTTGTGGAATAACCTCTTATAAAGCAGAAACCAAGCCAGATGTATTAGTTTTCAATTCAAGCACCTCTGAAGGGCATATAGCGGGGTCTAGGGTTGAAAATTTAAGTTCTTTGTTCCTCAATGAATTTCTATTAAAAACTAAAAATCAATTATTACCTGGTTTAGAGAATAGAAGTCTTTCTTCTAACTTAAATCAGAACCTTTTCATCAAACAAGCAAAAGATTTTTATTTAAGTAAGGGTACTGATAGATCTTTTGAAATTTTGTTCAAAGCACTCTATGAAGAAGATGTAAGAATTGTAAAACCAAGAGATTACCTCTTCACACCTTCTAATGCTAACTATAGAATCACAAATGATCTTGTAGTTGAAGCAGTTGAGGGAGATCCTACAGAATTAGAGAATGCAACATTATTTCAAGACAAATATGGAGATATTGCAGAAAAAGCATATGCTCCAGTTACTAAAGTAGAACCAATTAAGGTTGGTGCAGGAAAAACTTTCTATAAATTAAGTTTTGATGCTGGTTATAATAGAGACGTTAGAGTAGATGGTTCAATATATGGAACTTTTGTTGTACATGATAAAACAAGAGTCATAGGAGCAGTTGCTACAGGTTCTACTACATTTGATGTAGATTCAACTGTTGGTTTTCCCGATTCTGGTGAATTAACTGTTTTATATTCTGATGCAACTACAGGAATTGTTAGTTATACTTCTAAATCAATAAATCAATTTTTTGGATGCTCAAATATAACTGCTGATATTGTTGATGCATCAAACGTTGGTATTAACACATACACTTATGGTTATTCTAATGTTGATCCCACAGAACTTGTTAAAGTAAATATCACTTCAGTTTTAAATAAACTTAATTATCCTGATTATACTCACAATTTCTCTAAAAATGAGACTGCTAAAATTAAAACATTAGGTATTAATGATACTACATTTAAAGCAAAAAATTGGTTTTATAATATTGCACCTCTTTTTAAAGTTAAAAGTTTAGAGGTAATTGATCCTACTGATAATACTTATTTACTTCATTTTGATGTAGATCATTCTTTTAGGATTGGTGATAAAGCAGATTTAATTGATAATGCAGGTGGTATAAAACCATCATCTACTGTTATTGATGTTGACGGAGCAAGAAAAATCACTGTTAAAGGTCAGGGATTACTTGATTTAACATATAAGTTTAATATAAGAAGAAACATATCAAAAACACAATCTACTACATTTCCTGAAGCATCCATATATTCAACTAACGTTCAGAATGTATATGAAGATGATGGAAAATATTTAGTTGCTTCAACGTCAATTCCAACATATAATTCCCAACCATTAAATTTAGATCCTCAAACCATTACTTTTTCTGGTACTTTTATTGGAGAGGAACTTCAATTAGTGTCAAGTGGTGATCATGGTTTTTATACAGGTGATGCAGTCTACTATTATCCTCAAAGAATTACTGAATCATTTTATGATGCAACAGGATCATTATCTACTAGAGAAACAATTAGTTCTTCTTTGTTTACATCTGATTTAGGTGTAATTGAATCTGGAGAAGTTACTAAAAACGAGGGTCTTTATTTTGTAAAAAGAGTTAATAGTTTAATTATTAAACTTGCTAAAAGTAGGACTAATTTAGCAGAATCTGATTTTATAAAATTAGATACTGCAGTTACAGTTACTGATAATAAATTAGCACCTCATAAATTCAAACAAAAATCATTACAAGCACAAAATATTTTTAGAGAGATTGATTTACCTTCTAATGATGGTAATTATTATAAAACAACTCCAGGATTTACTGGTATTTTAATTAATGGTGTTGAAATTTTAAATTATAAATCACATGATTCAATTCATTATGGAAAAGTTAATTCTATAGAGGTTATTTCTGGTGGATCAGAATATGACGTATTAACACCTCCAAATTTAAATATTACTGATAATGTTGGAACAGGTGCGACTGGTACGGTTGCTGTTTCAGGTTCAGTAAAGGAAATTAGGATTCTTGAACCTGGATTTGATTATACAGAAGTTCCTGAAGTTAATATTTCAGGTGGTAATGGAAATGGTGCAAGAGCGTCTGTAAATACTAAATTAATTACTCATACAGTTAATTTTGATGCTTTACCTGATGGTAGCGTTGATCTTACCTCTAATACTATTGGATTTAGTACATATCATAAATTTAGAAATGCAGAAAAAGTAATTTACAAACCTAATGGACAAAAAGCTGTTGCGGGATTATCTACTGACTCTGAATATTATGCTTCTCTTATTAATAATAGCACTATAAAATTACATCCATCTAAACAAGATGCGATTAGTGGAACTAATACAATAGATCTAACAAATTATGGTGTAGGAAGTCATACATTAGAATCTTTTGATAAAAAAATGGTGGTTGAAGGAATTAATATTATTTCAGGTGGTTCTGGATATTCTAATAGAAGAAAAGTATTAAATCCTGTTGGAGTCAATACTTCTATTAATACTATAACTTTAGAAAATCATTCTTATAATTCTGGTGAAATAATTCAATATGGATCTACAGGTCAGGAAATAGGAGGTCTTACAAGTGGAACTGATTATTATGTAACTAAAATTAGTGATGATAAATTTAAATTATCAGTTATAGGAGCAGATGATCAAAAAACATTTTTCTATGACACTAAACAATATGTTGATCTAACTTCTGTAGGAATTGGTACGCATATTTTTAATTATGAAGATATTTCTATTACATTATCTGGTAAAATTGGTATTACCACTGCAGAATTTGATGGATCTCCTGATGAAATATTTGGTGCTAAAATTCAACCAATTGTTAGAGGAAATGTAACATCTATTAATTTATCAGATAAAGGTAGTAATTATGGTGATTCTGAAATTATTAATTTTAATAGAGAACCCAATGTCAGTTTAAGTGCAGGAGAAAATGCTCAAGTAAAAGCAGTTGTTAATAATGGACAAATTGTAGAAGTATTAATACAAAATACTGGTAGAAATTATAATTCTCCTCCTGATGTTATAATTGGTGGTTCTGGAACTGGTTGTGTTGTTACTCCTATTATTTCTGATGGTAAATTAATAGAAGTAAAGATAATTGAAGGTGGTATTGGATATAATATTGATAATACAACAATTGCAATTAGTGTTCCTGGTAATGGTGCTCAATTTAGAGCACTTGTTCAAGAATGGAGAATTAATTTATTTGAAAGATATTTAAAGAATTTTACAGGGGATGATGGGTTTATTGCACATGAATTTAATGAAAATAGTGGATTGCAGTTTTCTCATTTATATGCACCACGTAAATTAAGAGAATCTGTTTTTGGAAGAAATCAAAGTGGTGATATTTTATATGGTAAGACTGATCTTCAATTATCTAATGGTACTGAAATTCCATCTAGTGATCATTCTCCTATAATTGGTTGGGCATATGACGGTAATCCAATTTATGGTCCTTATGGTTATGTGACCAAATCTGGAGGTGCTATATCACAAATGAGATCTGGTTATCTATTAGAATTAAAAGATGGAAGACCTTCTACTGGTTTATATCCTGAAGGATTTTTTGTAGAGGATTTTGTATATAAAAAAGTAGACGATGATGCAGTTCTTGACGAAAATAATGGTAGATTCTGTTTTACACCAGAATTTCCAAAAGGAACTTATGCATATTTTGCAACTGTTAATGATGGTCCTGCAGATTCATCAGAGAACTTTAATGGTTTTAAAAGACCTACTTTTCCTTATTTGATTGGAGATGGATATAAATCTACTCCTAATGAGTTTAATTATAATGTTTATTCAAATCAAAAAGATTATAAATTAGACAAAACATCATGGTTAAGAAATACTCAACCTTATAATTTAATTGAAACTAAACAAGTAGAATATAAGTATGCTTATATTCCAAATGAATTAAATCAAACAGTTGATGTTCTTGTTACCACTCCAGGTAAAGTTGAAAAAGTAGGTATTTCTTCAAGTGGAGATTTATATAAGGTTGGTGATACTATAGAATTTGGGACATCCAATACTGCACGAGATCAAATGGCAGGATTTGGTGCTGATGTTCAAGTATCTCAAGTTTTAGGTAAAAGAGTTTCTTCTATTAGTGCTGGAAGTTCAACGATAACTGGAGTAGAATTTTATCCTGCTGAAAATGGTTTTTATGGTCAATGGGAAGTTATTTCTGCAGAACCTCATAATTTTGATGCAAATAATCTTGTTGTAATTTCAGGATTATCTACAACATCTTCTGGATTAGAGGGTGCATATAATGCTGGTATTAGTACTGATACATTTACATTAATGGGTATTGGATCTACTACTGTTGCTGTAGATGTTCCTTCTGTAACTGGATTTGTTACTTTCTTTAATCTTAATGGTAATTTAAATGAAATTAAACCTAATGATACTCTCGAAGTTGGGGTTGGGGGTGAAGTAGTAAAAGTTTTAAATGTTGATGATCTATTTTCTAGAATTAGGGTCTTAAGAGCACAAAATGGTACAACTGGAATTGCACATTCTGCAACTACAATACTTTATCAAAATTCTCGTGTAATTAAAATTAATGCAGGAATTAAAACTACATTTACTGCAAAAAGAAATACTGAAATATATTTCAATCCGATAGAATCAGTTTCTCAAGGAACTGCTAGTGGTGTTGGTATTGGTAGCACATTGGTATTCAGTAATCCAGGAGTTGGTTTAACTGAATTATTTGTTCCTACAAAATCAATATTCATAAGAAACCATGATTTAGAAACTGGAGACGAATTAACATATTCTACTAATGGTGGAAATGGATTGAGTGTTGTTGGGGGAACATCAGCATTATTACAAGATGGTGAGACGTTATATGCTGCTAAAATAAGTGATAGTTTAATTGGTATTGCAACTGTAAAGGTAGGATTAGGTTCTACAGGAACATTTACTGGTATAGCGAGTGCATTTAAAAATTCTACTACGTTAGCATTTAGTGGAATAGGAACAGGCGTATATCATAGTTTTAAAACTAATTATAAACCAATAACAGGTGATGTTACTAGAAATAAAGTAAATGTATCAACAGCAGATTCTCATGGATTACTTCAAAATGATATTGTTGATATTAATATCAATCCTGGAATTAAAACTAGTATTACTGTTAAATATAATGATTTTAATAGAAGATTAGTAATAAATCCTAGAACATTTGCTGCATTGGATATTAATAATAATAACAATTCTATTAAAGTAGAGGATCATAGATTTAATACTGGTGATAAGGTAATTTGTAATATTAATTCAAATACAAGTAGTCTTATTAATAATGGAATTTATTATATTATAAAACTTGATAATAACAACATTAAATTATCTGATTCTTATTATAATTCTAAATTACCAAATCCAAACACTATTATTATTACTGGTACTGATTCGGGTTCATTCTCTGCAGTTAATCCACATATAGATCTTTATAAAGATTCTACTGTAGAATTTGATGTTTCTGATCCTTCATTAGGATATAATAGTCAGGGAAGTAGTTATCCAGCATTTGACTTTAATTTATATACTGATGAGAACTTTACTGATTTGTGGCAAAAAACTAAAGATAGTTCAGTTTTTGAAGTTATAAAAACAGGTCAAATTGGAGTTTCTGCAGATGCCAAGGTTTCATTAACTGTTAATAAAAATATTCCTCAAAATTTATATTATAAATTAGATCCAGTATATGAAAATAATCTACCTTTGGTTAAAAAGGAGATTGTAGTAGATGATGAAGTTGATAGTGGAAGTCAAGTAGAAGTTTTTGAAAGTAAGTATAATGGAAAACATCCTATTGTTGTTGCTGTTGGATCAACTAATGCTTTTAGTTATACTTTAAGAGAATACCCAGAAAAAACAACTTATTCTCCATCCACTTCTCTTGTTAATTATACAACTGCATCTAAAACTGCTTTGGGTCCAGTTGCCGATTTCCGAATAAGAAATGGTGGACAGAACTATTATTCATTACCAGGAATCAATACTATAACAACTGAATTTGGTAAAAATGCAATTATAAGTGTTGGAAGTAGTACTATTGGTCGTATTAAGAAAACAAAAATACAAAATATAGGTTTTAATTTCCCATCTGATACTACATTAAGACCAACTGTAGCATTACCTCAAGTAATGCATATGAATTCTTTAGCATCTATTGGTTCTATTGGAATTGCTTCTGTTGGAAAAGGATATGCTGTTGCACCAAAACTATTAGTATTTGATGGTGAAACTGGTAAACAGGATAAAGATATAGAATTGCAATACACTTTAGGTGATTCTAAAGTTACTATTTTAAAAAATACTACAGGTATAAATCCAGTTACTCCACTTATTATTCCTACTGGAAATTCTAATGGTGTTGGTATTAGTACCGTTGGATTTAATACTACGACTAAAGATGTAACTCTTACTTTATCAGTTGGATTTAGTACTACAAATTCATTCCCATTTGATGTAGATGATAAAGTTTTAATTGAAAATGTTAGTATTGGTATTGGATCTACTGGAAGAGGATTTAATTCTGCTGAATATGATTATAAGTTATTCACAATAACTGCTGTTGATGCTAATTTAGGTGGAATTGGAATTGTTACATATAGTCTTGCCGATGAATTGGTTGGAGCAGAATATCCTGGAACATTTAATCCATTTAATTCTGCGGCAGCAAGAGTAATACCACAAAAATATTTCCCCTTATTTAATGTAGATTTATCTTCTAATGAATATTTGGTTGGAGAAACTGTTACTTCAAAATCATCAGAAGGTTATGATGTATCAGGAAGGGTAGAAACTTGGGATGTTAAAAATGAAATATTAGTAGTTTCTGGTACTAGTGGTTTTTCGGAAGGAGAAATTATTAAAGGTAATTCTTCTAACACTCAAGGTATTGCTTCTTCAATATCATCATATAGATCTGATTTGACTTTAGATGCATTTTCTAAAGTTGAAAATGGATGGCAGACAGAATCTGGAGTTCTGAATTTAAATCAACAAAGACTACAAGATAATGATTATTATCAGAATTTCTCATACGCATTAAGATCTGCTGTATCATTTAATGTTTGGGAAGATGTTGTCAGCACTTTAAATCATACTTTAGGATATAAGAAATTTTCTGATTATCAGTTAAATTCAAAAGCAACGGATGCTTCATCTATGATTGTTGGTTTGACTACATCATCTACGGAAGTTAATCCAGTTCATGATTTGATTGGTGTTGGAAATTTAAATACATTTAGTGATTTTGATTTAGTTAAAGAAAATTCATTAGTTGTTCCAAAACATATTCTTTCAGATGAAATAATATTTTCTAGTAGAATATTACAGGATTATGAAGAATCTATAGGTAATAGGGTTCTAACCATTGATGATATGTGTGGATCATTTAATAGTCATCCACGAGCAACACCTTTTAGTGTTGTTGAAAGATTTAAGTTATCCGAACATAGAGCACAAAAATATATTTGTTACATTAGAGATAAGAGATTTTATGGTCAAAGACAACTTATGGTTGTTGATTTGATTCATGATGGATCTTTTGGATATATTCAACAATACGGAAGAGTTGAAACAGTTTATGATCAAGGTTCATTTGATTTCTCAATTGTTGGGTCTGAAGGACAGTTATTATTCTATCCAACTAGATCTAAAGTAAATGATTATGAGGTTGTATCATTAGCATATAATCTTGATGATAATCTTTTAGGAATCGGAACTACTTCTGTCGGAACTACATTAATTGATTCCCATAGTGTAAATGTACCCAAAGCAAGTGCATCTACTAATATTGTTTCTATTGGTAATACATACAGATCTGCAAAAGTTCTTGTAGAGATTACTAAAGATAGTGAAAATACAGGATTATATGATGAGTTTGGAATGGTAGAACTTAATTTAGTTCATGATGGAACAGAAGTTGATATGTTAGATTATGCAGAAATGACAACTTCATTAAATCATTCTAATGTAAGTGGTTTTGGTACATTCTCTGCATATATTGATGGTTCAGATGTTAAAGTAGATTTCCATCCAAATGCAATTGGAATAGGTACTACAGCAGTTGTTAATGCTATTGTAGTAGCACAATCTAATGAATCTACTACATCAGAATCTTCTGTTGATTTAAAACATGCTAGATTAGAAAGTAGATCTACTAATATACCTGCTACAGGATCTCCTACTCCACAAGTTGTTGGTGATTACTCTGATGACTATGATGCTGCATATTTTGTAATTCAAGTTTCTGATACAAGTAATGGTGAATATGGAATATCAGAATTAATAGTTATTGATGATTATGATATAAATTATGGAACGGGGGAGACTTATGATACTGATGAATATGCTGTAGTTACTACATCTGGTGGACAAGGTATTACTGGATTAGGAACTTTCTATACTGGTATTTCTACTAACAACGTTGTTGCTGGTGGTGGTTCAGTTGGGATAGCAGCAACTACTCAATTAATCTTTACACCTCTTCCTAACGTTGCAACAAATGTTAAAGTCTTTATGAATGCGTTTAGGTATCAAGATGATGCCCATACTAATATTGACTTTAATAACTCTTCAATTCAAGTAAAATCTTCTGATTATACTGGTACTGATAGAGATATTAAGAGAGCGTTTAATTTAACACATAATCAAGATACTATTTTTGAGAGAAGTTTTGAGGGTAATGATTCTACTATCATAAACACAACTGATGATACTATTGAATTACCTAATCATTTCTTTGTTAGTGGTGAAAAAATTAAGTATGTTCATGCTGGTGCAGGAACTACACAAGCAATCGGTATTGCAAACACTAATGGATTCTCTGGTATAGGATTTACTAATAAACTACCAAATGATGTATTTGCAATTAAGGTAGATGATAATAAGATTAAAGTTACTGATAGTGCTAGAAAAGCTCTTCTTTCAGTTCCTGAATCTGTTAGTTTAACTAATGTTGGTATTGGAACATCTCATAGATTTGTAGCAACAAATGCTAATGCTAAAGTTCTACTTTGTTTAGATAATATTGTTCAATCACCTGTTGTATCCACTGCTGTAACTACTACTCTTGCAAGGCAGATGTTTACTACTGATGATCTTATAAAATTAAGTGGAATAACATCTATATTTGGTGGTGATCTGTTAAGAGTAAATGAAGAGATAATAAAGATCGAATCTGTTGGGGTTGGAAGCACTAATGTTTTACGAGTTCGTAGACAGTGGATGGGAACTAACCTATCAGGGCATTCTACCGATACAATGGTAACTAAAGTTACTGGTAATTATAATATTACAGAAAATATCCTTAATTTTGTTGAAGCACCTTATGGTAAGATTCCTTTAAGTACAACTACAAATCCACCTGATTCTAGAGATTGGACTGGTATATCAACTAGTTCTAGTTTCCAAGGAAGATCCTTTATGAGATCTGGGGTTCCTAATACGGTTAATGATACTTATTATAAGAACCTTGTATTTGATGATATTTCTGCAGAATTTAATGGAATCAATAAAGACTTTGATTTAGAATCTGATGGTAATAATATTACAGGAATTGCAACTGAAAATGCTGTTATTTTAATTAATGACGTATTCCAAGGACCAATTCTTAATTATAACTTAAATGAGAATCTAGGAATAACCAGTATTCAGTTTACTGGTGCTGCTTCATCAACTACAGATGCAAATGTAACTTCTCTACCTCTTGGTGGTGTTATTCTTTCTGTTGGATCTACAGAAGGGTTTGGTTATCAACCACTAGTTGCTGCTGGTGGAACTGCAGTAGTTTCTGCTGG